CCCGACAAAACCAGCCCTTTTGACTCCTACCTGGCCTCCCTCAACGTCGAGGCCATCAAAGACAAGTTGGGCAAGTACGAGGCCATGATCGAAAAAGGCCGCCTGCTGGCGGTCAAAGAAGGCCGCCTGGGTGACATGGCCAAGGTGACGGCCACGGTGTCGAGTATCCAGTCAATCGACGAGGGCAAACGCATTGATGCCTTCGCCCACAGTCTGGATGTGGCCAACCAGCAGTACGAATTCCAAAACACCCTGATTGGACTGAACGCCCGCGATCAGGCTCTGGCCACGGAGGGTCGCAAGAATTTCCTGGCCGTTGAGCAGCAAATCTGGGATGCAGAGAAAAACGGCTCTAAGTTGTCTTCAGAGGCGCAGCAAAGATTGCGCGCCGAGGCTACCAAGTCCACAGCCACTCTGGTGCAGGCGGTGAATGATCGATTCGATGCTCAGCAGAAGTTCGATGAGTCCAAGCAGATCAATGCATTCACCCGCAGCCTGGAGCAGGCCAATGAACAGTACCAATTTCAGAACACGCTGATTGGCCAAAATGCCCGCGATCAGGCACTGGCCACCGAGGGCCGCAAAAACCTCTTGGCTGTTGAACAGCAAATCTGGGATGCAGAAAAGAGCGGTACCAAATTGTCCGTTGAGGCTCAGCAACGTCTTCGTTCTGAGGCGATCAAGTCGACCGCCACTTTGGTGCAGGCGGTGAATGATCGTTTCGATGCCCAGCAAAAGTTTGATGAGACCAAGCGCATCAATGCCTTCACCTACAGCTTGGAGCAGGCCAACGATCAGTACATCTTCCAAACAAAGCTGATTGGCTTAAAAGCCCAGGCGCAGGAGATTGCCAACGTCAAGCGCAAGAACTTCCTCGCCGTTGAGCAGCAGATCTGGGATGCCGAGCAAAGCGGCACCAAACTGACTGCAGATACCCAGCAGCGCCTGCGCGATGAGGCCGTCAAATCCACGGCGGTCATGATCAAAGCGATTGAAGCCCGCTGGGATGCTGAGCGCTCTTGGGAGATGGGCGTTACCAAGGCGCTGAACAACTACATCGACACCGTCTCCAACGCTGCATCCCAGTCCGAGCGGCTCTTTACCAATGCATTCAAGGGCATGGAGGACGCGCTGGTGAGCTTTGTGCAGACTGGCAAGCTCGACTTCAAGAGCCTGGCCAATTCCATCATCGCGGATCTGATTCGAATCCAGATTCAAAACAGCATCATGAAACCACTGGCGCAAGCGACCAGCGGCATGTCGCTCTCTGGGATGTTCAGTAGCGCGGGAAACTTCCTGTCGGGCCTGTTCAAGGCCGATGGCGGTCCGGTCGCAGGTGGCCAGCCCTACATCGTGGGCGAGCAAGGCCCCGAGTGGTTCGTGCCCAACGGCGCGGGAACGATCGTCCCCAACGGGAAGTCGGCTGGCACAACATCATCGCCCGGCAGCAGCGACAGCAGTACGGCCACAGCCCAAGCGCCAATCAACATCAATTTCTCGGTGCGTGCCATGGATGCACGCAGTTTCCAGTCCGCCATGGTGCAAAACAAGGCCGTGGTAGTGGGCATCGTGAACCAGGCGCTCAACATGCGCGGGCGCTACGGAATCACGGGATAAGTCATGAGCGGAACATTTCCTCTGACCCCCGCGCCCAGCGCCATCAAGATTCAGTCCTACCAGCCCACGCGCGTCTCGATCTCACACAACCTGCGCCGCAGTGTGCGCACCAATGGCGCTCAGCGCTGGGTGATTACTGCCGACTGGGTGGGCTTGACCCGTGCTCAATTCGCGCCGATTCAGGCCTTTGTTGTAGCCCAGCGCGGCCAGTGGGACAGCTTCACCGCTGTGCTGCCTGCGCACAAACTGCCTCGAGGGGCGGCTACCGGCACACCGCAGATCAACGGAGCGAACCAGCAAGGCAGAAGCATCTCCACGCGCGGCTGGACGGCAGGTCTCACCAGTGCCCTCAAGGCGGGTGACTTCATTGGCGTTACTGGCCAGACAAAGGTTTACATGGTCACCGCTGATGTGAATGCCGATGCCTTTGGCCTGGCTACCGTGGCGATTGAGCCCGCTTTGATGGCAGTGCCTGCCGACGGCGCAGTGATTGCCGTGCGCAACGTGCCGTTCACGCTGGCTTTGGGTACGGACACGATGGAGTCTGCCGTGGCTCCGGGGTCGATTTACAACTTCAGCTTGCAGTTGGTGGAGGCCTTTTAAGGTCAATTTTTTATGGATCGTGGAGCAAGTTCAGAGTTCATCGCCGAGATCCTCAAATCCAGCAACCAGCCTGTCTATTTGGTTGAGGCCTGGTTTGACGACGGCACGATCCGCATGACGGACGCTTGGATCAACGTGCTGTGGAGCACCAACACCTACACGGCCAACGGTCACTTTCTCGGGTTCTCCGGTCTTTCAGAGACCAGTGACATGAGCATCCCCAACGTCACGGTGCAAGTCTCGGCAGTGGATCAGACCTGGATTTCGATTGCGCTGTCCAAGCCCTATATCGACAGGCGCATCGCCATCTACAAGGCTTTTCTGGATTACCGCCTGGCCATCATCAGCAACCCATTGCTGGTGTTCGATGGTCGGATTGACAGCATGGAAATCTCCGACGACCCCAACAACGGCACCTGCACGATCGCAGTCACTGCCAGCTCGCAATGGGTGGATTTCCAACGCACGCCGGGCAGGCACACCAATGACCCGGAAGAGCAGATCTGGTTTCCGGGTGACCGGGGCTTTCAGTTCGTGACCAACATCAACCGGGAAATCAAGTGGGGATCCCTGTGAAGAGCGGACGATCTTTCTACACATATGCGCGTATTCCGATTGCGACGGCGACCCAAGAACTGCAAGCCCTGGCCGAACGTGAGTACGAAGAAGTCGGCCAAAAGGATCTCGAACGCCTGAACATCGACTGGGCTCGGTACGGCGAACTCGATGCCGCCGGGAAACTCGCCACCTTCATCGCCAAACGTGATGGCGTGATCGTGGGCTACGCCGCATTCATCGTGCAGACCCACATCCATTACCAGGACGCACTGGTCGCGGCCAACAGCGCTGTGTATGCCTTACCCGAGGTGCGGGCCGGGCGTGTCGTTCTGAAGCTGCTGCGCTTTGCCGAGATGGGCCTCAAAGCCCAGGGCGTGCAAAAGATTTATTACCACGTCAAACAGACCAAAGACTTCGGTCGCCTGCTCGAACACCTGGGCTACCAGGACGTTGAACGCATGTACGCAAAGGTAGTTCGGAACAGGGAAGTCGGGTAATGGCAGGCATCGTCATTGGAGCCATCGTTGGATCGGTGGTGTCTGAGGCCGTGGGTGCGGTTGTGGCTGATGCTGTACTTGGCATGGTCATTGAGTCGGGCATCACGGCTGCAGCGGCTGACGTTCTTGGTGCGTCGCTTGCCACCGCCAGTTTCATCGGTGGCGCAACTGGCCTTGTGGCTGGGGGTGTTGCCAATCTGGCGGTGCAGTCACTGATCGGCTCGAACTCGCCATCAAGCGCGCAGTCAGCGCTGTCTTCGGCTCAGGCGCAAGGCATCCTGATCAACTCCCAGAGCAATGTCGACCCGATCCCCGTGATCTATGGTCGCCGCAGGGTGGGTGGCACACGGGTGTTCATTGAAGTCTCGGGCAGCAGCAACGAATACCTGCATCTGGTGCTGGTGCTCTCAGAAGGCCCAGTGACCGCGATCGATAACGTTTATCTGGACGATGTGCTTTCTACGGACGCCAAGTTCACCGGGTTGCTCACTGTCACCAAGCATCTAGGTACACCCGGTGAAGCAGCCGATGCAGCACTAACCGCCGATGTACCCAAGTGGACCAGCGCCTGCAAACTTTCCAACTGCGCCTACCTGTACGTCAAGCTCAAATACGACCGCAACGCTTTCTCTGGCCTCCCCACAATCACCGCCGATGTGCGTGGCAGGACTTTGTACGACCCACGCGACGGCCAGACCCGGTACTCCAACAATCCGGCACTCGTCATCCGGGACTACCTGAGCAACGCCATTTACGGTCGCGGTATTGCGTCCAGCGCAATCGATGACACGAGCATTGCAGCAGCTGCGAACGCCTGCGATATTCGGATAACGGCTCCAAGTTTCTCTGACATCTTTACTGTCAGCACCACCACTGAAGCGCTGACTTTCGCCCAGCCGATACCTATCGACACAGGGGATGGCGTCAAGGTGAGCAGTACCGCCACCGTGCCCAGCCCGTTGGTGGCAGGGACAACTTATTACGCGATCAAGGCAACTGACACCAGCTACCAACTCGCCACCACGATGGCCAATGCTTACGCAGGTGTGGCCATCGATCTGACTTCAGCAGGGTCTGGGCAGCACACGCTCGCCCAGGTGAACTACGCGGCTTACGCCTGCGACGGCACGATCGACACGAACCAGACCGCGTATGACAATGTGCGCGCTTTGCTCACCGCGTGCCGGGGCATGCTGGTTTTTAGCGGCGGCAAGTACCGGTTGGTGCTTGACGTTGCCACCACGGCCTCAAGCTT